TGGGAGTTTGGTTCATTAAGTTGGCGACAGTTTCGGTATAAACTATTATCAACGTTCCTATTGGGATATTCTTGTACACTATTAGTCTTTTTGCTATTTCCTCCACAATAGGGGCGAATAGACATCCTTCTATTATTGAGTGGTCAGTGAGATACCCGGCAACTTTCCTTAATGAACTCATAATATTTAATGATGGGGTGTTGCGACTGGATACATATTTAAGGTCTAAAGCTGTGCCACAACCCAATGAAAATAAAAATGATGGAATGGAAGTGTTATTGATGTAGTTGAGAACAACTTCAATAAAAGATAGTGTTGCTAGGACAATGGCAGTAGTTGTGGGCGGGATAGTAGTGTTTAATGATAGTTGACAGACAGATCTGACAGACATTGGGTAGAACATGTTATATACGAAGGTAATGGTGGCTATTAAATTGCTTTCAGTGTGGTAATACATAGCTTCACGCATTTTCTTAGGTAATATAAATACCAATGCCATAATAATGATACTTCCCCGTTTTAATGGGTGGTGGTGTGGGTAATACTTATTATAGAGTGCCAGAATCGAGCCGATGACTAACAATTTTCTGATGCTGCCTCCCACCGACAGTGGTGGTAGCAGGGTTGGTTTTCCAATTAGTTTCCTGACTCTTGTTTCCAACGCCTTGTCATCTGGGGGGGGTAAAGGTTTTGGCTTGGGTTTGTTGGCTGCTTTGGCTATAACAGCGGGAATGGGTACATCCGGATCATTCTGGGAATATGGGTCGTTGTAGGTATATGGTTGGACCACTAGCTCATCGTCTTTCAATGGACAGTCAATATCGGTGATCTGCTTCATGTACTGAGATTTTATCTTATATGGCAGTGCAGTAATACCATTGATTTCACACTCTATTTCACATATGTTGTCAAAGGACAGTCCGTAAACTTCATACATGAATTGATATGTTAAATCACATGCTTCAGCTGACCTATCACTATTGTGCATGGAATATACTCTATATGGATAATAGGCTTGAGGATGGTGTCCGGTGGTTATTTCAAGTATCTTTGCTATAACACAGCGCAGGATTGGTATAAAATTGGTATCTGCTTCAAAGCCCATTGCGACAGAGCGGAGATGAGGAAATAGTTTATGTTCAGGAATTGGGATAATAGAGTAGAAAGTTTTAGCCAAAATCCTGCCGATTTTGGGGCCCCATATGTAACTTTTGGTGGTAGGATAAAAGCGTCCTGAGCAATACTCAGCTAGAAAATAATTCGTTCTTCTTATTGGTTTTGGTCGGAACCCTAGATCTTCACAATTTTTAACCCCATGTTGAAACAGATCACCTACTGGTTTTGATGAGAGAAATAGGTTATCGTCGCCATTGACAAACATCAAAAACTTATCAGAGAAATTGGTGGTATATGAGCAATGATCAGTGTGGAGTTTCCGGCACTTTGAGCTTGGATCAGACAGGCACAACTTCTCGATAACTGGTTTGAGGTGGGCGTGGGCATTCAACATTGAATTACCACATGATGTGTTGCCCCGTCCTGATTTGCGAGTGCCGTCAACTATTAAGGAAACTCCATGAGGAGTTGTGACAGGAGATCGAAGATCGGCATTAATAGCTTGTAATATCTTCTTAGGAGCACCACACCGTTGATATATCTTATTTTCATACTCGAGGGCTTCTGGTTCAACTGTTGTGTCCCATCGGCTAGCGTCATCTTCACACACTGAAATCTCGTCACCATTATTGTGAACTGATCTAACAAAAGATATAAAGGCATCACCGGCTTGATTGGCAGTAAGACCAGATGTATAAATGATTCCAGTCCTGTTAAAGGGTTTCCACGATCTTGATAGAGCTTTACCAAAGGTGGCAAAATATGGTCCAGTTAGACATTGAAATTCATCAGTTGATCCTTGTATCAGTCTTGGGTCGTATTGCCGGGTGCCCAGTTGATCGGTCGATATGATTGTTTCTTTCTTTATGAATCCTTTAGCACGTGAAACTTTAGTAGGATCGGTGGTTTTCCTAGTGTTGTGGTGACACAAAGCCAGGATTTTGCGGCGGGCGGCTGGAAATCTCTTGAGCCAATCATCAAAGGGGATGCACTTGAGTTGTTTACAGTCAGTGAAGAAAAATTCAAAATTGCAGTGTATCCAACGGTACATAGACTGCCAAGCAGAAATCAAAGTTTTATCTGGACTGGGTCGTGTGAGCAATGCTCCTCGATTTGTTACTGCGACTATTTCATTGTGCTGACATGATCGTGCGACCGTAGGAATGATTCCTTCTATTCCCACTCCATAAAACTGGGTTCCAAAAGTGTCATGACACAATGCAAAGCCGGGATATTGTTTGATAGTGGATCCTTCTTTAGTTGGCAACAAAATTCTGCCGGCCATACACACACTAGGTTCGATATGATGCCTTTTCTTTGACGACGCAAAGAAAGACGACAGGAACGGAAGATTGAGGTATGTGAGCGTAGTGATCAGTAATGACAATAGCGTCAATTTGAATACTCCAAACCGTAGATTCTTTGATAAAGAGATAAGGGAGGAAGTGAAAGACAATGGTTGAAAAATTTTGGGTAATAGTGG